ACTTTCTGTTCTGCCGACAAGTCCTTACAGTCGGTATACAGTTCGATATGGACTTCCGTAATCTTCAGATACACCTTTCCGTCCGCAGAAAAATGATTACTCTGCGGAAGAAGATAGCACACAAACGGCGGTTCTGCTGCTTCCCCCTCTTCAAAGTGGTCGTAGGCAAATGGCAGTCCTGTTTCTTCCATCATCTTAACCAGATCATCCATTCCGGATCCCCCTCTCGATTTCTTCCTCAAGCTGCCGGATTCCATTCTCCTCTGCAGGTGCAATATGCGGTCTTGCTGCTACCCGGCCACCTCCCCTTTTTGCATGTCCATGCTCCAGGAGATGAGCGATCTGGTATCGGTTTTTGGAATGTACCGTTACCTGCAGGGACTTACTGTCTTCCCCGGTCTTTTTGACCGCCCAGCTTTTTCCATAAGTTCCGGTCTTTTTCGGTGCTGTGTCTGCGATCTCCTCCCGGACTGTTTTTCCGGCATTCCTGACCGCCTTCTTCATCACTTCCGTAGTCAGACTGGAATAATCGTCCAGCTCCTTCATGACTTCCGATGCAAGGGCATCTACTTTGATCTTCTTTGCCATCTTCAATTCACCTCACCGTTTGACCCGTTCCGCACGGATCCTGACGGATTTGTTTTTATACTGCACGTTATCAATAAACGTAATATTATAAAGATCCCCACGAAACCTGATGCGGTAATGCTCGCTGTCCAGGGCTGCCACCTCACTGCAGTACCGGATAATAAAGTCCAGTTCAGACTGGGCATTCAACTGCTTTGCTGCCCAGTATTCTTTTCCTGACAGGTTATTGGCATAAGCAGCACAGGAATACACATCTTCCCAGACTACCGCATGGTTTCCAATCTTATCTGTTTTCACGGAACTTTTCTGGATCGTGATCCGGTCACGCATCAGTTCGATCATTAAAATTTCTCCTTCCGTATGCCAAAGAGCAGATATTTCACGGTCTCCGTCATGGTCTTATGGTCAGCTTCCTCTCTGTGCTCATAAAGATAAGCGATCACATACAGCTCCGCTGTCCGCACAACTGCTTCATGCTTCTTAAGTACCGCCGGAGTCCGTCTTGTTACATTTTTAATCAGGGCATTTGCAGTTTCCATCAGACCGAGGATAAAACTATCCTCGTCTGACGAATCCACCCTCAGATACCCTTTGGCTTCCTCAAGCGTTACAAACATTCAGTCCACCTACTTTCCGGCAGCTTTCACATCGAGTGTTTTCACTGCTTCAGACAGGATCAGCTTGCCGTCAACACGCTCGGAAGCGAGAAATCCAACCTGTCCCGTTGTAGCATAAAGCTCATTCAGTCTCTTGAAACTTCTGCCCTGGCGTTCTGCGATCCAGTAATAACTGTAATCACCGAATGCCATCACACGTTTTCCTGCTGCAAGCTCCGGCACATAAATGGATGTACGGTAAGGACGGTTCAAGATCCTGTCTGGCTCTCCTTCCCTTACAGAGGGCTGCCAGATATAATTTCCATTTCCATCCTTCAGTTTTCTGATCGCCTTAACGGTCGAATCATTCAGAAGCCATACCGCTTTGTTACGGTATGGAGCACGAAGGGAATAGTAAAGATCCATGACATCATCAAACGTAATGGTGGTATTTGCAGCTGTCACTCCTGTTTCAGCACCGCCTGTTGCGTTGAAAATACCTGTAGGTTTTCCTGCTCCGTCACCGATGAAAAATGCTTCTTCTTCCTTTGCACCGATTCTTCTTCCAAACTCCCTGGAAATATACTGTTCGATATTAAACACGCTGTCATTTAAAAGCTCATCTGAAACTTTGATCATGGTTGCCAGCTTATGAGCACCAATGGTTGTCTGCCCAAAACTGTCATTGGATTCTGTAAACTGACCTCCTTCATCGATCCATGCTGCCTCACCCTTTGATGTGACGATTGGAATCTTACGGTCACCACTCGATGTCTTAATAACAGTAGCCAGATTACGGAAGAATACTTCATCATTCAGGGCTTCCACCAGTGTTCTTTCATACTCATCCGGCACAAGATATCCACCCTCGGAATCCGTACCAATAGAAAGAGCGTTCTGTACTTCGTATGACATTTTGTTTCTCATACCATTCCAGAACGCTCTTCTGTATTCATCGGTTGCCCTTCCTGTTTTTGCCTCCCCGCCAGTTCCGGCATGCGGCTGGTTTGTGATCGGGGTGCTTGTTGCCTTTGCAAGCTCTGCATCAATGGCAGCCTGTCTTTCCAGTCTCTCGATCTCTTTTCCAAGATTTACGACATCCGCTTCCATCTTGTCATAGGTGGATGCATCTTCTGCAGATACAAAACCTTCCTGTGTTCTCTTGGCATCGAGGAATGCCTTTGCAGCTTCCCATGCCTTCGCTCTCTTTTCTCTTAATTCTAAAATCTTACTCATAGTTCATATCCTCCTTAATGTGCTAAGAGACTCAGTCTCTTCTCCAACTGGTTGACCGGTATCATGGCATCCTTATCGGACACCTTGGAAAGGAACGACTCATTCATCGCCTTGGTGGAAAACATCATGGAATCCTGCTGGAACGGGAGCTTCTTTTTCCCGTTTTTGTCCTTATCGCCCTCTCCGTCCCCTTTCTCTCCATTGCTTCCTTTCTCCGGCTTTTCTTCCGGCTCATCCGGCTTTTTCTTTTTCTCATCCTCATCGGAATCAAAAAGGATCTTATCCGCAAAGCCAAGCTCCACCGCCTTCTTTGCATTGAACCAGGTCTCGTCATCCATCATGTGCGAGAGCCTTGCACGGGTAAGCCCCGTCTTGAATTCATAGGCATTCAGGATGGATTCCTTGACCTCATTCAGCATGGCGATTGCTTTCTGCATATCCTTCGCCTCACCCATTGCCATCGTTGCAGGATTATGGATCATCATCATAGCCACCGGGGATACACAGACCGTATCTCCTGCCATAGCGATCACGGATGCTGCTGAAGCTGCAATACCATCAATCTTGACCGTCACACTTCCCTTATAATCACGGAGCATGTTATAGATCTGGGCTGCTGCAAACACATCACCGCCCGGTGAATTGATCCACACCGTGATATTTCCATTTCCGGCATTCAGCTCATCTTTGAAAAGCTGCGGGGTGACTTCATCCCCGTACCATGTTTCATCCGAAATCATGCCATTTAAAAAGAGCGTCCTTTCCATGTCAGGCACGCTCTCATCTTCATTCCTTATCCAGTTCCAAAACTTCCGCTTCATCGTTTACCTCTCTTTCCGCTGTTTTCCTGTGCCGGAGTGTTCTGCTGTCCTGTATCTGTCTTTGCAAAAGCCCCTGCATCCTCAAGTTTGGTCATTGCTCCGTTTATCAGATACAGGTTTCCTCCCTGCTCATCCGGGATTGGGTTCATGTTCTCCATCTCACGGATATCATTGGCAGAAAACCACCCGTTCTGCCTTCCGACCGCATAGCCGTTCATCCTTGACTGGTAGTCCCCTCTCAGCAGACCATCCACATTCAGTTTGATAAAATACTTTCCTTTTTCTCCCGGCAGAAGGAGTGATCTCTGTAAAGACTGCTCCCACCGGATCACCCACGGGTCAAGTGTGTATTTTACGAACTCCAAGGACTGCTGCTCGATATTGGAAAAGCTCGACTTATCAAGATCACCGACCATATGCGGCGGTATCCTGTAAAGCCTTGCGATCTCATTGATCTGGAATTTCCTTGTCTCAAGAAACTGTGCTTCTTCCGGCGGGATGCCTATCTGCTGATACTTCATGCCTTCTTCAAGCACTGCTATCTTGTGTGCGTTATTCACGCCACGGTATACGGAGTTCCAGGATTCCCTCACCTTTGATGGATCTTTCAGAACTCCCGGATGCTCCAAAACACCGCCCGGATTTGCCCCGTTCGCAAAGAAACTCGCCCCGTATTCCTCACAGGCAAGCGTCATGCCGACAGCGTTCTTTGCCATCGCAATCGGAGAATATCCAATCAGCCCGTCAAATCCCAGTCCGGGTATATGAAGCACATCCTCGGCTTTCAGCCTGATATCTCCATATTCCTTGAACATGGGGTTTTCATCACTGTTTCTGGAATACACATAATAGATGTTTCCACGGTCATCCCTCTGCACATCCATCTTATCCGGAAGGAGCGGATAAAGCCCAAGCACCCTTCCAGTCCCGTCCCTTATGATCTGGGCATACGCATTTCCCCATATTAAAAGATGACTCATCAGTGTTTCCCTGAACACAAATGAAGTCATCTCCGGGTTCGGCTCGTCATGGAGCAGATAATATAAAGGATGGTCATGCACCAGCTTCTTGCCACCGTCATCCTGATACTCATATACATGAAGCGGTAAAGACGCCACTGCTTCTGCAAGGATTCTGACACAGGCATATACTGCCGTGGTCTGCATTGCAGTTCTTTCGTTTACAGGCTTTCCGCTTGTTGTCCTTCCGAACAGAAACGAATATCCCGCATCTGCTGCCTTGTCCACAGGTTTATCCCTCGCCTGTCCAAATCCAAATAAACTCTTAATTCCCATACGATACCTCCGCTGTTAAAATACTATAATTCCTCTGTCATCATATACACTTCCGTCACTGCCTTCGTTTCTGATTGCACGGTCAAGTGCCATAACGGTTGCAACAGCCCCATCGATCTTCTCCGTAGATTTTTCTTTATCCATTTTGATGTTTCCTGCGGGATCCTGACGGACAAACACATTATCCATCATCCACCGCAGCACCTTATGACCGCCATGTGCGATCCGCCCTTCCAGCGTCAGCTTCATCAGCTCCTTGGTCGGTGGACTCATATCCTTATATCCCTGTCCAAATGGAACAACGGTAAATCCCATGCCCTCAAGGTTCTGCACCATCTGTACTGCTCCCCATCGGTCAAAGGCGATTTCCTTAATATGGAATTTCGTACCAAGTTCATCAATAAACTGCTCAATGAATCCATAATGGATGACATTTCCTTCCGTAGTCTTTAAACACCCTTCGGCTGCCCAGACATCATACGGAACATGATCCCTTCGTACACGCAGTTTCATGTTATCCTCCGGTATCCAGAAATACGGAAGGATCACATACTTCTCGGTATCATTCCTTGGTGGGAACACAAGCACGAATGCCGTGATATCCGTAGAACTTGAAAGGTCGAGTCCGCCATAGCATTCCCTTCCGAGAAGCTCCTCTTCATTCACTGCAAAGGAACAGGCATCCCACTTATCCATCTGCATCCACCGGGTGCTCTGTTTCACCCACTGATTCAGACGGAGCTGCCGGAACACATTCTCCTCTGCCGCATTCTCTTTTGCACTGATATATGCATTCTGCACTTTCTCAATATCAATCGTGTATCCAAGTGACGGATTTGCCTTATACCACACATCCTCACTCGACCAGTCATCCTCATCAGAAGCCCCATAAATTACCGGATAAAAAGTCGGGTCGATCTTTCTTCCTTCAATAATATCCAGAGCCTTCTGATGCTGTTCAAAACACACGGAATTCCTGTCTGTCCCGGCTGTTGTGATCAGGAAGAACAATGGCTGTGTTCTGGCATCACCAGAACCTTTGGTCATGACATCGAACAGTTCCCGGTTCGGCTGTGCATGCAGCTCATCAAAGATGACCGCATGGACATTCAGACCGTGCTTGGTGTACGCCTCTGCCGACAGCACCTGATAGAAGCTGTTGGTCGGTTTATATACAAGCCTTTTTACGGACATGACGGGCTTGATCCTTTTCTTCAGTGCCGGACACTGGTCTACCATATCCACCGCAACATCGAATACGATGGAAGCCTGCTGTCTGTCGGAAGCACAGCCGTAGACCTCTGCTCCCCACTCACCGTCACCGCATGTCATATACAGTGCAATGGCAGCCGCCAGCTCCGATTTTCCGTTTTTCTTCGGTATCTCACAGTAGCAGGTATTGTATTGCCTGTATCCGTTTTCCTTTACCGTCCCATAAAGGGTACGGATGATCTCATCCTGCCAGGGGAGAAGTTCAAACGGAACTCCCCTCCACCTTCCTTTGGTATGTTTCAGGCAGTTTATAAAATTGACTGCATGATCTGCTTTTGCTTCATCAAACATTATCCTGCACCGCCTTTCACAAGCAGAAGCTCCATTTCATCATTCTGCTTATCTTCCCCGCTGTCCGTGGAGATACGGCTTCTTGCAGACGGGGTCAGTCCGAACTGCTCACAGAACTTATTCATGATCTTCAGATATGTCTGTGCGATGGATACCTGCGGTACCTGCTGCCAGTATCCGCTCGGGGTCTTTACGATGGTCCCGTGCTGTGTAATAAACTCCTCTGCTTCTTTCCATCTCGCATATGCCTGACAGTATCCTGCGAATGCTGCCATATCTATTTCTGTCAGGATGCCGAGATGCTCCAGCTGTTTCGCCATCCTTCTCCATTCTTTCTTTGCCTCATCCTCAAGCCATGCCGGACAGCGCGGGGCTTTTTTCTCCGGCTTTGGTTCGCCCGTATTAAGGCTTCTCTTGCCCGGATTGCCCTCAAGCACCTTTACTGCCGTAGGCTTTGGTTTTCTTCCTCTCTGTGCCACTGTCCTCACCTCCCTGTAAAAATGGCAACAAAAAAAGACTCCCGAAGAAGCCTTTTTACATAACCGCTATCTGTTTGACCTGTGTATGGTCTCTATAATTTCTTCCTGTTCTTCCCTGCTCACGCCCATGCTTGCAAGTGCCTCACGGGTTCCACAGTCTGGACAGATAAGCGTCTGGTTATCTTCCCTTGAAAGGGCAGGTGTCCGTGTGTATCCTGCCCCGCATTTCGGGCAGATCCTTATTCTTAATGTTTCAGTCTTCATATCCTGCCTCCTTCACCGCCCTGATCTGTGCCTCGGAAAGATAATGCTCATCAAATCCGAAACTGATATAACCTTCAAGGCATGTTCTTACATAGGAAAGGGAAGGAATCCCGATTTTCCGCTCTTCGTGCATGATATACACAAAGCATTTTCTTTTTCTTATTTTTCCTGTCCGTATTCCCTTGATATCCAGTTCCATATCCTTTTTGTAATAAAAAACAGGGCATCCTTCATAACGGTCAAGTGCCTCTTCATCTGCTTCGGTAACGGTCCAGACCGCAACGGGAACCTCACTGCCTTTCTTCGGCTCAATCGTAAGGTATGCCCCTGTAAGGCTTCCCTTGAAAAGCAGTTCGTAATCCTTGATGACCGCAGTCCCCATGACCTTTGCGGTCGGACAACGCATTTTCATCTGCCGTAAATTCAGGTTGCTGCCATAAGCAATGTAATATCTTTTCTCCATAATGCTCCATCCTTTCTGAAGGGAACACCCTTCTACCACCTTAAGACCGCACATGGCGGTCAATGCTCCAAGGTGGCAGGAGGCTGTTCTCTTCAAGCAGCTCTTCCGCTTCTGAAAGCAGTGTCTCCTGCAAGTCTCTTTGTAAGGATGTCCCTTGCGGTCTTGAATTCATCCCCGATGAATCCGAGGCGTAAAA